GTTGGCGCTTGTATTGCCAGGCACCGACACCGCCTTGGTAAAAGGACTGATACCCACCGTTAAGATAAAGGTATTGTTTGCGGGCGTTGCGTCAACCGAATTGATGGTGGCATTTGAAATCTGCGCCACTTTCGTTGCATTGCCGGTGTAGTATTTGGTAGCCATTAATTTTCTCCTCTAAACTTGCAATCCGCCTAAGTTCAATATTGCATCAACTTGTAGGCCGGAATCAACGCCTGAACAAGACCCATTAAATTGTTGCCACTGGGCACCTGTCCATTCAACGAAGTTCTTAAACCCAGTTACATCCGCGGTATCAGTATCGATATCGTAGCCAGCACGGTTGAATGATCCACCAATAAGAAGACTTGAGCCCCAGGACGCAAACGCAGTAACAGTGCCCTCATCCAGAGCAGCTGTATCGTAAAGGCCAACACGCGGCGGGGTGCCAAGCGCAGTTGCAGTTCCGGTAGTCACCACAGCGATGCTGTTAAGCCGGTCGCCGTAGCTACCAAACCCATCGCGATACGCGAGACCATAATTCCCGCCAAAGTAGATTTTTCCTCCATGAAAAATAATTGCGCGTCCGTTCTGATTCATGACCGCTGGGTCGGGGTCCGCGGGCGAGCCATCAACTGAGCCGCCTAAGCCAGTAAATGAATCGGCAGGTGTCCAGGTATAAGCACTAGAAAAATCCACCCCGTCCATTGATACGCTTAAATCCTTGATGCCATAAAACGAGCCAACACCATTGGGGTGCAACCACAGCACCCCCGCTCCGCCTGACCAGTCTTTCGTTGTTACCGTCCAGGAGCCATCGCCGGACCCGTAGGCTAAAAAATCGAAGCGGCTGCCGCTACGTGATATCGCAATGCCAACGCCGTCAGAGCAAACCTCGAGGATGCCAGCCCACCCAGAGGGCATCGTCACAGCACTCCAGGTTGCGCCATCGAAGCGGCGCAATTCAGTTGAGCGTGCCACATAGAGGTAGTCGCCCAACACGGCCAGCTTATTCGCGAATCCAACAGGTGCCCCGGTATCTACCCAAGCACTGCCATTCCACTTTCTCACACATTGCAAGGAGGCAGTACCACCACAAGCGTAAAGCTCATCATTGAAGATTGCAAAATCCACTGGGACAAAACTTGTTCCTGGATTACCGAGTGCTGACCATACGCCAGTTGCCTTACGGAAAATAGCAACACGATTAACCGAGATACCGTTAAACGTAGCAAAATCACCGCCAACCACGATGTCACCTGCCAAATCAGCGCTGCCGCGGGCATGCAATGCGGACTCTATAAATGCGCCTAGTGGTGATTGATCGAAGCTATCGAAGGTGCTTACCATCACTGCGCCTTTTTCGCCCATGCGCGGCCATCGACGTTCAAGTCAAGCCAACCAACCGCAACATCAACATTATCCACAGTGCGAGTAACACTCGTGCCGCCTACGATGTTGCTGGCTGCATAGATAATGTCGCCCTCAAGGTAACTAGGAACAATCACCTGGGTTTCGGTATCCGCCCCAAGAGTTGCAACCCGCTCGCTTGCTGATGTGTACGTGTAGGTGGTACTGCCGCGTTCATCTATCTCACGCAGTTGGTAGGGTTTTGCAACGGCAATGTCCTCTGCCGATTCCACCCCATCGATAAGCTGGCGGCAAATTAGGTAATCTGATGCAACGCTCTGCACAGCAAACTGTGCGATAGTGTTCTGTGCTTGACCGCGGGAGGCCACCTGACGGGGCCCAGCAGTGCCGCTCGTCAAAGCGTCGAGCGTCTTGGCCATCTGGTTTAGTTTGGTCGCGGTGAGTGGGTCGCCGCGCCGCCACTTCTCGACACGCCGCGTTACGTTCTGCCGTGAGTTGGTGGGCGGTGAAGGCATTACGGCAAGTTCAGGGTAGAAAAATCTATTTCAGGATACACCCGCGCAACCAATATACCATTAGCTGTGCGGCCGCTGCCCGGCAGCACCACCTGTTCGTGGGGCTGGCCTGTGCCCTCATCGATGTAAACCAACTGGGCATCCCACAGCTCACGCGCTAACTGTAGTTCATACTCGACATCCCAGCCCGTCTCTAAGTCGCGGAAGTTCCCCTCGATTCGTGTCATCAACCACGCCCTGGGAGGTTGGCTATAGAGATAGCCAGAATTTACCTTACCAACAAAATTCAGGGCCTTCTGGAAGGGGCTGTACTTCTCTCTGCGTGAAATCCTAATAACGGGCAGCGGCACTTGCACATCAACCGTTGCCAACTGCTTTTTAACCGTTATCGCTTGCTGGCCCGCTGAATCTGTACTGCGTATGTCAATCGACACCTCAAGCGGATTATTGTCTTTGTCTCGCTGCCTGGACACTGACTGCAATGTTGCACCCACAGTGATAGAGCCGCTCTGTTCGCCCGTGCCACCTGTCGTGCTATCAGGCGAAGATTCAGTGATGGAAGGTGGGCGATAAGTGCAAGAAATCTCCGCGCTAGTAGGGCCCTGCGGAGCAACATTTATCTCCTGCACCCGTAATGCGGTATCGTCTGGATGCGGGTCGCCGTACCTCGGCAACCGAGTGTCCTTCAGCGCAGTCAGTAGCCGGCCTGAAGCGCTGCCAGTAATTTCCGTCAGATAAAAAACACGGGTTACCTCTACGCCATTGGCCCCTTGCTTGGCAGATGAACCCTCAACACGTTCTGAAATTAGCATTCCTATTTTCCTTTTACGCTGCAACAGCAACCGTACTTGAAGTTTTACGACCAAGCACGACGAGCTGAGCAAGCAACGCGTTGGTTACTTTCAATTGAGGGTCAGTGACTTCTTGCTTAGCCCGTTGTGAGGCCACCACGATGTCCTTAAAACTTACCTGGCGGGCTTGGCCCTCAAGCCTGATTTGCTCAATCTCAGCAAGGCCGGCTTCTCGTGCTTGCTTGAATGCGTCGACCACTGCGCGTTCAAATGTCGTTGGGTCTATAACACCCGAGAGGCGCAATGCCTTTAATTTAATCAGCTCAGCAGTGAAGGCCTCAACCGGCGTCCGTGTCTGTTCAAATAGGCGCTTACCCTCCTCCAGTTGTTTTTTCTGCATCTCCATTGCACTGATATTCTGTAGTGCGGCGGCCGCCTGTTCCAATTGACTGCCTGTCGCACCCTTCAGACTCAATTTATACAGTTCAACTTGGGTACGGGCCTTGCCAAAAGTGAGGGCTTCGAGTTCCAATCCTTTGATGAGTTCATCTATCTGCGCCCCAGCCATGCTCGCAGACTCACTAATCCCCTCAGCAAGGACGTCATTCGCCGCGAGCATCCCACCGCCCGCAGTTGTGCCACCACCCGCAGCCTGCCCCCACAATTTATCGAATGCTGTTCCAACGTCAGCAACGTCGGATTTTATGTCGCGTAGTGGGTCTAAGAAGGCGTTTGCAATGTCACCAAAACCCTTGCCCTGGAATATCGCCATCAACCCTTCTATTGGCGAGCGCAATATATCGCCCACAATCTCAAAGCTATTCTTTATCGCGACGACGCCAATCACCATGGCCTTAAGCGCTTGTGTAATGCCGTCGAAGGCCAGGCGAACCGCGTCACTTTGCGCTGCACCCTCAGCAAGTCCTTTAACCATCTCTGACAGTGGGGTCAGCAACGGCAGGACGGCCTTGGTCAGCAATCCCCTGGTCACCAATTGCAATTCGGCCATGCGGTCGCCAAACTCATCGGCCGCGCGGCCTGCATTATCGCTGAGTGATATGCCCAATGAAGTAAAGCGTGCCTCTAGTTTAGCGATTCCTGCCGCGCCTTCATTCAGCAGGGGCAGTAAGTCGGTGCCCGACCGCCCAAAGAATTTTACCGCTAACGCGGTTTCTCGCACACCAGGAGGCATCGCCTTGAAGCGTTCGGCAAGGTCACGCAGTAGTTGGGTCTGTGTCTTCGTGCGGCCTTGCGTGTCGGTGATAGATACGCCTACATCAGCAAATGTTGCACGAGCCTCACGCATGCCACTTACCGCATCAAAGGCGACGCGCGCCATCCTGCGCATGCCGATTGCTAATGCTTCTGTCGTTACCTCTGACTGCTCAGCGGCAAAAGACAGTGCCTGGAATTCTGGGACAGTCAGGCCTAATTTCTGTGCCTGCTTTGCGGTTTGCTCTACGGCCCCGGCTATGTTGATTACGCTACCGACAATCTGCTGGCCAACAAATCCTGTAGCGAGTGTAGCAAAGCCCGTGCGTGCAGTTGCGATGAAGCCACCAACGCTGGACCGAGCTTGGTCCATGCCCGACAGGAAATTACTAAGTCGGGCAGTCAGACCAAAGCTAAGATTAGCGACAGCCATTAGGGCAGTACCGCCTTAGCGGCCATGAAGGCCTGCTTGAATAGTGCTTTCATTTGACGCCAGGATTGCTTCGGTTGGATTTTAGGGAAAAAGTCCTTGGGTTTAGTCCATGCACCCTTACGCAAACGGCCCGAGAAGTTGGCGACCGTTGATGCAACCATCGCATGGCGCCAGTTCTCGATGTCATAACCGAATGGCTCAACGTTCGCATAGAGCATCCATTGACGGAATTGTGTAGCTGAGATTGCGGCCAGCATCTTCTCAACGTCCACATGCCCGAGGGCGAGTGCGAGCCTATGAGCGAAAAGTAAATGCGGCCGCAACCTCATTTTTTTGTTTCGTCCTCCTCGCCCTCAGCGGTCGCCTTGAACCCATTCACTTCCAAGGCAATCTCCGCCAGCTCATTCAGCTCCTTAAACGTAAGCTGTTTTACAACCGCATCAAGGCCCTCGAAGTAAGGAACCATTACGCCTTCGCCACTATCCCTGTAAGCACATCGGTTGACCAGGTCGCCCAGTAAAGCGGTGCGTTCCCTCAGTTCCTTTGGCACTTCCCTAAACTTCTCGGCCATCTCAACATAGTCGATAGCCGCAAGTTCCAGGATAACCAGGCCTTCCAAAAGCCCACCCGCGTCTTGTCTCGCCCTCATGATAGCCTCCTAAAGGAAGTTGGTGATTAGAATGTGATGCTGCCAGTCAGCTTAAACGTTGCAACGGCCTCCATGATTTCCTCATTCTCCAAGCTTATCTCGAAGCTTTGCAAGAAGGCCGCAGCTGCCCAAGTCTCAAGGTCAGGGAATGTGAGGGTCAGCGTCTCCTCAGCCCCGGTGATAGGCACCGCTGCATCGGTATCAAACTGCATTGTCACTTGCAACACACCAGGGTCGTAGTTATCGCCAGGCAGGAATGGCTTGCCACCGCTCGTTGCAAACGTTGACGCGTCGACCGCGGCACGCTCGATTCCGCCCCAACTTAAACCTGTAATCCTGGATGCAAAGCCTGTAGAAAGCGATAGGGTAATCGCCGCACCGTGGCCCAAATCAGGTGTAATAGCTGGCATTGATTTATCCTCCTATAAAGTAGGTAAAGATTCGCGATGCCATATCAGGTAATCTACAATCCGCCTCGATAAGGCTAACTCTGCCCCACTGCTAGGGCTCACGCTTAACCGTTGCTCATTCGCGAAACGAGCAAGCGATACAATAACACTTCCGAGTGTCCCACTTAATCCGTCAAGTTCGTTACGTAGGGCTTCGGCGATGGCTCGGGTCTCCTCTGACGTGGCGGCGTAAATATCAAACTGTATCCGGTAATCGGCCATGCCACTTGCCGCGGCGAAGTTGTGCGGACGTCGCGCGCTAACCACTGTGTAAGTAATATAAGGCCTTACGACGTTTTGCGGAATGGCATCCGGATAAATGCGTTGGCTCACCAAGGCAGTGATGCCTGCCTGGGCGATAAGGTGAGAATACACCGCGGCCTCTAAGTCTGCCATGTCAACGTCCCAACCTGCGTAGTTCTTGTTTGAGGATGCGTTCCATTTCAGTCAATATGAGGGCCGCAAGTTCACCGCGGTGCTCATCAAGAGCAGGACGAATGAACGGGTACGGCGGCACCCCATCGTGGCCAAATTCCAAAGCGTAGGGATAATAATTAGGGTCATCAGGAGGGATTTCTAGTTCCTCACGGGTAGGTGGTTCATAGCCAACCTTAATTACAGCACGGCGGCTGATAACCCTAACCTTGGCATTAGCAAATGCCCGCCTAGTCGTACCAGTTACCTGACGCACTTTCGCCCCTGATAGATTTTGTACGACATACTGATTGGCTTGCTTCGCTGCTTGCTTCATGACTTTGCGCAGTTCCCTTACAAAACTT